TACAACCATACGTTCAGAAACTACCTCCTCAAACTCTTTATCGAACTTTGATTGATTTAATACCTAAGGGTAGACATTACTTAAAGTATGTAAAGGGTAGTAAAACTACTAACTACGAAACTTGGTTACAAGAAATCATAGTAAAAGAATTTGAATGTTCAATCAGAGAGGCAGATGAATACTTAGATATCTTACATACAACTCGTAATGGCCGAGAGGAGATTAAGAAGTTGTGTGAGAGATATGGAATAGAACAAAAACAAATTACAAAATTAAAGTTAAAAGTTTGATATTCTCAAACTTTTTTCGTATATTTGAGTATTAAGAATAAATTATGGCAAAAGTAAGTTTCTCACAATATCAGTTATATTCAACCTGTCCCCGAGCATACAAACTCAGGTACATCGATAAGTTGGGAGAATCATCTGCCAACATTTATACAATTTTCGGAACTGCTATTCACGAAACAATTCAACATTTCCTTTCGGTGATGTATGGCGTTTCTAAGAAACAAGCAATGGAAATTGATACTGATAAGTTGTTGTTGGATTGGATGAGAAAAGAGTTCATCAAAGAGAATGATAAACTAACTGAAGGTACAATATGTACTCAGTTAGAATTGGAAGAGTTCTATGGTGATGGTAGACGAATCATTGAGTGGTTCAAAAAGAAGATTGATAAGTTTTACACTAAGACAGGTTTTGAATTGGTAGGTATTGAGATTCCTTTAAATGCAAAAGTAAAAGAGGGAGTTCACTTCATCGGATTTGTGGATATTGTGATGAAAGATTTATCAGATAACTCAATCATCATTATTGATTTGAAAACCTCTACAATGGGGTGGAACAAATATCAGAAAGCAGATAAATATAAGAACGCTCAGATTGTAATTTACAAAAAGTACTACTCAGAACTATTCAACGTTCCATTAGATAAGATTAAGGTAGAGTATCAGATTATGAGAAGAAAACTCTACGAAGATGCTCCGTTTCCAATTCCTTATATTTCAAGACACGTTCCTGCAAATGGTAAACCAACCGTCAATCGAGTTCACAAAGAATTTATGGAATTTGTGGATGAGGTATTTGATGATGAAGGTAAGTTTAGAGATTTACCATATCCAAAGGTGCCGGGAGACCGGAATAAGAATTGTAAATTTTGTGAGTTCCTCCAACGAGGATTATGTGATGGGAAACCATCGTAAAAAAATAATTCCATATACTTATATATAAAGATATATAAATGAGATATGGAAACAAAACTAACAACCGTAAAAATTTTAAAGGATGTATATTCAAATTTTAAACAAGTTTCGTTCGAATCAAATGTTACACTACAAAAGATAGTTAATAGAACAGTTGAAAGATACGTTTCCGATTTAGAATTCAGACAAGAAATGAATGAATATACCGCACTACAATGTAGTGGTTCACAATTTTAAAAAGTTATTGATAATAAGTTATGAGTAAAAAGAAAATCCTTCTCCTTTCAGATGACATGAGAATGAGTAGTGGTATCGCTACTATGAGTAAAGCATTGGTAATGGGTACCGTCCACAAATATGATTGGTATCAAGTAGGAGCAGCAATTAATCACCCCGATAAAGGTAAAATTTTAGATTTATCTCAAGATATGCAGAAAAGAACTGGTGTAGAAGATGCATCAGTTAAAATTCTACCTTGGACTGGGTATGGTAATGCTGATTTATTAAGACAGGTTATGAATCAAGAAAAACCTGATGCTATCCTACACTTTACTGACCCACGTTATTGGACATGGTTATATGATATGGAGCATGAAATCAGAGAGCAATGTCCAATCTTATATTACACAATTTGGGATGATTTACCTGACCCACTTTACAATCGAAACTATTATGAGAGTTGTGATTGGTTAGGTGCTATTTCTCGTCAAACTTATGGTATTGTTTCTCGATTAACCAAGAGAACTGATAAACCAACTTGGAAACCACACTCAGATTGGCAAGTATCTTATGTACCACATGGAATTAATCCTGAAGAATTCAAACCAGTAGATGTAGATTCAGAATTAAAAAGTAAACTACTTGTGGGTAATGAATATGATTTTGTATTTTTCTGGTCAAATCGTAACATTCGTAGAAAACAACCATCGGATGTGATTATGGCATTTAAAGAATTTTGTGACAGAATCGGAAAAGAAAAAGCAGATAAAGTTGCACTTTTGATGCACACAACACCAAAAGATAATAATGGTACCGATTTACCAACGGTTGTAGAAACTCTTGCACCAGGTTGTAATGTAATTTTCTCAACCAATAAGTTAAATACTGAACAATTAAATCAACTTTATAATATGGTTGATTGTACAATTAACATTGCTGGTAATGAAGGATTTGGTTTAACAACTGCGGAATCAGTAATGGCAGGAACTCCAATTATTACAAACGTTACAGGTGGATTGCAAGACCAATGTGGATTTAAATTAGATGGTAAGTACTTTACCGCAGAGGATTACATTGAGATTGGTTCACTACATAAATGGAGAGATTGGGAAGGTAAAGTAACTTGGGGAGATTGGTGTAGACCAATATGGAGTAAAGTACAAACACTTACGGGTTCCGTCCCAACTCCATACATTTGGGATGATAAAGTGGATATCTATGATGTAGCAACTGCTATGGAAGAAATGTATAACACTCCAAAAGAAACTCTAAAAGAAAATGGTTTAGAGGGTAGACGTGCATTCATCGAAGATATGGGATTATCTTCAGATAATATGTGTCAACAACTTATCAATGGTATTGAAACTACTTTTGAAAATTGGAAACCAAGAAAAAGATACGAATTATTCAAAATAGCATAAGATGATGTATATTAAAAAATCACAAGACTATTTCGATAAATTTAAGAATAAAGATATTAGAGGATTATCACATCTTTATTCTTCGGATATTCATTTAGTTGATTGGGATATTGATATCAAAGGTAGAGAAGAAGTACTAAATGCAAACGCATCTTTATTTGATTTAGATTTTACTTTAGATGTACATACCATCTACCATTCCAATGATAAAACATTTAACGAAATTACAATTACAATTGGTGAAGAAAAGTTGGAGATTATGGATGTAATCACTTTCAACGAAAATTACCAAATCACAAATATTACCGCATATAAAAGATAAGAAGTTATGAGCAAACCTTTATTAGTATATCAAGCACCTGTTTTTACCCGAAGTGGTTACGGAGACCATGCAAGAGATATCCTTAGAAGTTTATTTGATTTAGATAAGTACGATGTAAAAATTGTACCAACTCGTTGGGGAAACACTCCACAAAACCAAGCAGACCCAAGTACGGAATTTGGACAAAAAATGTTGGCAAACGTTGTTACTCAAGTTAGTAGAAAGCCGGATATCTTTATTCAGATGTCAGTTGCTAACGAATTTGAACCAAAGGGTAACTTTAATATTGGTATCACTGCAGGGGTGGAAACAACCGTAATTCCAAAAGAATTTATTGATGGTGCAAATAAAATGGATTTAATTCTCGTACCTTCACAATTTACTAAATCTCTTTTTGATAAAACTCAATTTCAGGAACAAAACAAACAAACCGGTGAAGTGATTAACGTTTTTAAAACTCAAAAACCTGTTGAAGTTCTTTTTGAAGGGGTAGATATTGACACTTATATCAACTATCCAAAATCAGAAATAGATGTGTTAGAAGGTATTGAAACTGATTTTAATTTCTTATTTGTAGGTCATTGGTTAAAGGGAAACTTGGGACAGGATAGAAAGGATGTTGGTATGGTAATCAAAACTTTTGCAACCGTCTTTAAATACTTACCGAAAGATAAAAGACCAGGTCTTATCCTAAAAACATCTCATGCAGGGTTCTCAGTAATAGATAGAGAAACTACACGAGAAAAAATTGAAAATATAATTAAAGATTTGGGTACTGATATACCACCAATTTATTTATTACATGGTGATTTAAAGGATACTGAAATGGCGGAACTTTACAATCACCCAAAAGTAAAGGCAATGGTATCATTTACCAAAGGTGAAGGATATGGTAGACCACTTGCAGAATTTGCAACAACGGGTAAACCAATCTTAGTTTCTAAGTGGAGTGGTCATGTTGATTTCTTACCCGAGCAACATACAGTTTTCCTCGATGGTCAATTAACTGATATTGATAGTTCTGCTCAAGATAAGTTTCTAATTAAAGAATCGAAATGGTTTACTGTAAATTATTCAAATGCAGCAAACAAACTTTATCAGGTATTTAACGAGTATAGTTCATTCCTACAAAAAGCATCAGGATTGAGAACTAACATTGTAAATAATTTTACGATGGAAAAAATGACAGAAGAACTTGGTAAAATTATAGACAAATATACAGGAAATATTCCTGTACAAAAAGCATTTAATTTACCTAAATTGGGAGAAAATAAACTCAAGTTACCTAAATTAAATAAACAACCTGAAAAACCCGAACTTAAATTACCAAAACTAACTAAATTGTAATGGCTGAACAAACACAAAATTTTAGTAGACAATACAGACAATTTATTCAAAAAGAAGAACGAATTTCAAGAATGACGATACAACCAAATGATGTCTATCGAATTTCTACCTATAAGTACTCCGATGGTAAAACACGTTCTTTAAAGGGAGTTGATGAAACATTAATTTTTGTTACTGGTGTATATAAAAATGTAATTTATGGATTAAAATTATCTGATTTAAAACCTCAGTATTTTTTTGAATGGGGAAAGAAAATTATTACTGATAAAGAAGTTTTAAATGAAGATAAAAAACTTGTATTATTATCAGAGTTAGCTCCATCACTAGATATATCGGGTGATAGAATTTATAAAGCACACATAAAAAACTCTGAATTACTTAAAAAACCACAAATACCATTTAGAACTTACAACTTAAATGGTATTAAATATGTGAGTAAAGTTTATTTTAAGAAAGAAATATTAGAAAGATATTATGCTTAATGTTACATATGCAATTACAGTTTGCAACGAAATAGAAGAGATTACGAGGTTGGTAAACTTTCTTCATCCGAGAATTCAATCGGATGATGAGATTTTAATTCAATATGATGAAGACGGTGTTACTAAAGATGTTCAAGATTATTTAAATATAGTCAATACACTCCACCAAAATATTAGAGTAGTTGGATTTCCACTCAATGATGATTTTGCTTCATTTAAGAATAATTTAAAAGAAACCGCAAAGGGTATCTTTATTTTTCAAATTGATGCTGATGAAATTCCACATGAATATTTGATTGAGAATCTGCACGAATTATTGGAAGCAAATAAAGATGTAGATTTGTTCTTTGTACCAAGAATCAATACAGTAGAAGGATTAACACAGGAACATATTAACAAATGGAGATGGAATGTAAACGAACAGGGTTGGGTAAACTGGCCAGATGTTCAGACACGAATCTATCGTAGAACTTCAGAGATTGAATGGGAAGGTAAAGTGCATGAAAGAATCAAAGGGTATAATACTCTTACGGTATTACCTCAAGAAGAGGTGTTTTCTCTATATCATCCAAAAGATATTAAAAGACAAGAAAAACAAAACGAATACTACGAAACACTTTAATTATGGGAGTAATACAAAAAGAATTAGCAAGAGTAGAATTCAAAGACCAGGCATTAGGTTATTTAGAAATTGAACTAAATGATGGTCCGATAATTCACTTACAAAATGATGCACTTAGAATAGAAATGAAACCTGAAGAATTTACTCAGTTCGCATCTCATGTTGTCAATAGTGCAAATAAAATGATTGAATATAAAAAAATAACTTCATACGATGACTAAAGATATCTTAATTAAAGAAACATTTAAAATCATCAATGAGGTTACAAATGGAAGATTTTCTACTTTACGAAATTTAGATTTGATTCCAACCGAATCTTCGATTGAAAATGATATTGATGTTTTAATTCCAACCATTTATATCAAAGATGTGGTAGATGCAGTAAAGCCAATAAACTACCAAATATATCAGGATAATTCCCCTTGTTTGTATGGTGCACAACCACACATTCATTTCAAACATCAAGAATTGGATGTTCACTTTGATATTATGACAGGAATGTATTATAGAAGTGTTGCAAACAACGTTGCATTTGTTAATATAGATAAAAGATTAACGAGAAGTGCATTAGATAATAGAGTTGAAGTAACGGATGTGTATATCAACCATCTACATCCAAATGATGAATTGGTTCATTTAGTTTGTCATTGTATTTTTGATAAAAGAAAAACAACTGATAGATACGAAGCAAGAATTTTAGAGTTAATTGATAAGGTAGATTCTGACAAAGTATATCGATTAATGGATATGATTTTCTACAAAGTTACGGATACTATTCATCAGAAAGTTATGAGTGGTGATGTAAAAAATTTATTTAATGATTACATAACTTTTAAAGATTATTAAGATGAAAAAGAACGCAATATACACAATCGTAGTAGGAAAGGAAGCAGAAGATTATGCAGAATATTGTATTCCATCACAAAAACATTACGCAGAATCTATTGATGCTGAATATTATGTTTTAGGTGAAGAGGTATTTCGTCCTGAATATCCAACTGGTCATTTTAATTTAATATCTGCAATCGAACACTTTTTACAATCAGGTCATGAAAGATTTCTTTACATGGATGCAGATGTAATCATTCATAAAAACACACCTGATATTTTTCAAGAATTTGAAAAAGGAGAATTGTATCTTAGATATGGAAACACATATGATGTTTGGTATGATTGGATGGTAGAAAACCAAACCCAACTTCCAATGGATGGGTTAAAGGATTTATTCGAATACTATTGGAGTTCGGGTATCATTTTGGCAGATAGAATTCATCTTGAAAAAATGATGGAGTTTTGGAAACCACCTTATGTTGTAGGACAGTGGGGAGGCGAAATGGGACACATGAATTGGGCAATCGGTAAATCGGGATTACAACCAACCGAACTTCCAGCAAGATGGCATTTTACTCGAATTTGGGCAGACGGATATAGAGGAAAATCTCTACAAGATGCTAAAGTAGATAAAATTCAAGATATCTACATGATGCATTATGCAGGATGTGGTCATAAACCAACTGCGATTCAGAAGGATTTAGAAATGTATGGTTATATGGGGTGTGATGATGGTTCATTCTTAGAAGATTTAGATGCACACATGAATGTAAACGCTGGTATGATTCCACTTGCAGGTGATAAGTTACGAGGAACCATAATGAATGATAGATTAGATATCGAAGATAACATCGGAGAATCAATCCACATTCACTACAAAAACTTTAGAATGGATTTTACCATCAGAGATTTTTTGAGATTAGCAGAAGGTTGTTCTGATGCTCTTCAAAAATTATATAATCAATGATGGAAACTCCTTTTCTAATAAACACGAATATATCGAGTTTTGAAGAGTATATCAGTTCTCTTGCCAAAACGGGTAAAAAGAACTATAAATACACTATAAAACACAATAGTGATTTAATTTATAATTTGATTCAATATGATGCTGAAATAGTTCATTTTTTTATGGTACTTTGGCAACAACAACTGATTCGTGGAGAGAAAAGACAATGGGGATTTCCACCTCAACACATTCATAATTTGAATCAATTAGGTGTTATTGATTTGTTTGCAGCATATACGGAAGATAATACTATTTTATCAATTCATTTTGTTGAACGATTTGGTGAATATGTTTATTGTCATCCACCTTTATATAACAAAGAAACTACAAACCATCGATATATTGCAAAGTATATGTGGTTTAATTTGATAAAACATTACATCAACCATTCAGAAGTAAATTGGGTTGATTTCGGAGCAGGATATCGAGGTACGTGGGTTGATTTGATTAAAAATAGAGAACAATACAAAGATAAAATGGCATACAAATGGTTGTATGTTCCACAGGAGGTCAAAGATAATCCCGATTCACAACTTCCTTATGTAGTTGTAAAGGAGGGATATAAAAGGAAATTGACATGGTAAATGAGGGGATAAATAATATAATTCCAAGACTAGATATATCTGAAAAAGCTAAAGTATTGGATATAGGTTGTTTCGGCAGGGGTGGTCAAAATACATCTAATGTATTAGTTCATAACTTTTATAAAAATGGCCACATTGATGGTTTAAACCTTGGTAATGCGGTTCCAAAACAATATTCATCAATTAATTTAATACAAGAAAATTATTTTAATTTTGAAACCGATTCGAAATATGATTTGATATGTTGTGATTTGGGAGGACTTGGACAATTACCTATTATTGAAGATGATATAACCGATAAATTATATCATATGTTAGAAGTAAATGGATTTCTTATTTTTTACATATTCACTAACAACAATTATACATCATTTAGGAATGAAATAGCAAATCACATAAAAACTTATTGGAATTGGGAATCTACTAATATTTCTATGACCGAAGAATATATTTTTAATAGAGCTAATGAACTTTATTCAAATTTGTATAGTGTAATTTCAGTAGATACTGAAAAAATTAGACCATATATTACTTGGATAGTTTTAAGAAAAAATAATAATGAAAAATAAGTGGTTCATCGCGATAAAAAACCGAAGTGAAGATTTATTTGATACTACTAATTATGTATCAATTAATTCACCTGTTGGAACTTATTATGCAGACCCATTTGTGTATAAACATAATGGTGTAAATTATCTATTCTTTGAAGAATATGATTACAAGAAAGGTGTCATATCTTATAGTATCATCAATGATGATTTATCGATTACAACTCCTACTAAAATTATAGAAGAACCATTTCACTTATCATTTCCAAATGTATTTGAAGACAACGGTAAAATTTATATGATTCCTGAAACAGGTGATTCGGGTAAGGTTATTTTATATGAAGCAAAAGAGTTTCCAAACAAATGGGTACCTTCAAAAATAATAGCAGAAAACGTAAGAACTTCGGATATAGAAATTTTCAATCACAACGGAAAGTATATATTATTTACAACTTCAGGTATTGATTTAGACAATAAATTAACAATTTTTAGTTCAGATAGTTTATTGGGAGATTGGAAAGTAGTTGGTGCACAAACTGTGACCAATTCAAGACCAGCAGGTAAGATTTTTGAATGGGAGGGTAAATTGATAAGACCTGTTCAAAATAATACTAAATTATATGGTGGAGGATTGGTATTTAAATCAATTGAATTTGATGATAGGAATAACTACACCGAAAAGGTTGTACATGAAATTGAAGCAGATTGGTACCCTAAACTTATTGGTACACATACGTTTAACTTTAATGAAGATTATATTGTAATGGATGGTAAAATACGAGTAGAAGAAATTTACGTAAAAGAAATTGGCCAAATTGAAATTTCTCCAAATAACATTACTCCAATTCAATCAACACACGTTGATAAACCTCGAAGAACATATGAGATATGGGATGGGTGTGATGTAAATGGAGAACCCAAAAGTTTCTTTGTAATTAAAAGACATGACCCTTGGATAGATTTTAATATAGTTTCTGATGAAAGATTAGTAAGACAAATATTAGATTACACTCAAACCGAAGAAAATAAAATAGTAAAAACTTTTAAGATAACAAGTGATATTATTATTACGGAATATCATTCAGATTATTATCCATTGATTATTAAATCTGCGAATAACTTTTACGAAAGAGATTATGCATTTGAATTGAGAGATAAGTTTCACGAACATTTTTCAGATAGAGAAACTGCAGTACAATTCTATAACGATGTAATTTCAAAACACACTAAGATTTCAGATGAGTTAGGTATTTCGTTTGAAGATGTATCGCCTAATAATATTCTAATCAAAAATGATTTTTCTGATTTTAAAATCATTGATATAGGTTCATTGAGAAAAATACCATTTGAAAACATTTACTCACTAACTCAAATTATTTGGGGAGATGGTGCAAATGATTTACGATTGATTGATGGTGAGTATCTAAAGAGTGAATGGAATAAACAGGTATTAGAAACTCCTCCTCTTACATTTTGTATTTCTACGTTTAATAACTTAGAATATCTAAAAATAGCAGTAGATAGTGTTCGTAAGAACTCTTATTTTAAAGATGCTCCATTTATTATTCATGCAGAAAATTGTAGTGATGGAACCGATGAATGGTTGAAGGAAAATTCGGAAAGATATGATTTAGAATACTACATCGATAAAAATGATAATCCAAAAGGAATCGGTGGTGGAATGAACTTTTGTGCTGATAGAGTAGAAACTGAGTACATTATGTTCTTACATTCAGATTTCTATGTAACGCCAAATTGGGATAAAGCATTATTTGATATCTTTGATAAGTACCCATATAAAAAGATGTGGGTAAACTCACATAGAGTAGAACCTAAAATGTTTACTAATTCAGAAAGTAGACAAGGTACCGTAGTAGTACCTCAAGATGCATTTGGGGCATATCACTATGATTTTAACTCAGATGCTTTTGATGAATTTGCTAAAGAGTTTACTGAAATGAACAATTTTGAAATCCCAAAGGGTGAAGGTGTAAGTGCTCTAATC